CGTGAGTTTATCGTCTTACGTGATGATGTGTCAGACATTCTTTATAAGGTACCCATTACTACATCACAATCTACGTGGATCAATTACTTTCAAATGAGTGAGCCTATCTACATCATTGATAATACGATTCAGTCCATTAACTTCTACCTCACGAATAATCTATCGTATACACCTATGAACTTACAGTTAATTCCATGGGCCTTCTCATTCACCATCCGTGAAGTACTAAGACCTGACTATGAGTCTCTTAATACGTTTATCAGCCTTATTCCACCCTTGGAGCATAACGATGAGGAAGTGAAGCAGTTGTTAGAGGAGAAGCAAAAGCTAATGGACAAACTGGCACTTTATAAGAGGAAATTAAATGTCATGCCATTAAGTAAAGATGAGCGTACTGACGAAGGCGTTGGCTCCGTTTGATAATCAAATATGTAAGGAGAATACGCCACTACCATTAAAGTCGTGTAACTACGGTATATTCGGCCGCAGGGGTTGTGGTAAAACAAACCTTCTTCTCAACTTGATATCAAAGAAGGAATCTCCTTGGCATAAACACTTCAATATGATATTCTTTATTTCGCCGACGGCCAAGAATGACCCTAAGGTAAGTGACTTATTAGAGGACATAGGTGACCAGTACTATGACACGTTATCGCCCGTAGTATTACAAAGTATCATTGATAAGATTGACCATCATAAGGAAAAGTGGGAGCGGAAGAAGAAGCGAGGGGAGCCTGCCTACTGTATCATATACGATGACTGTATCCACCTTTTAAAAGCCAAGCAAAATCAAATTATCAATGAATTGGCTACACAGAACCGTCATAGGAAGATAACGAACATTTACTTACTGCAAAAATGGAATACCTATCTACCAACACTCATACGGTCGAATCTCGATCTTATCTCCATTTTCCGCAGTGATAATAAAAAGGAAATTAACTCATTCTTTGAGGAGATGAACATGGACGAGACTAAGATACGTGCCTTATACGAATATGCTACGAAAGAGGAATACTCCTTCCTGCATATTAACGTATACCGTAACCCAGTAAAGTTCTACCGCAAGTTTGATGAAATTAAATATGTAGAGTAGTAGAAATGCTAGCTGTCCATTATCAGCATCCTGATTACAATCCCTTCTATAACATGGAAGAGGGCCTAAAGAAAGGTGGAAGGAAGAAGCACCATCGTAAGCCGAAGAAGGACGGTGTCCATGTAAATGTACATGTGAGTAACAAGCTAAATGTTGGCCGTACGCTAAGAGACGGTGGTAAGCAACGGCAATATTCAGATCAAAACCATGTTATACGTTACATGGCTCCTAACCGTCGCATGGCGAATAGGCCACGTGTCCTAAGCTATAACTCATACGCAGTCCCACCAACTCAGATCACGGACTTCCGCCGTCCAGCGGAACATGGTCATGTCGCAGAAAAAAAGGGACCATGGGAGAAAGACTGGGGCGAACAGAAATCAGAACTTAATCGCTCCCATGTTACACCTTACACGTTAGCAAAAGAGGGCAATTCACGGACTCCTTATTCTACCCTCGATGTCCCTAATGGACGCACCGTGCCTATTTTTACAGCCAATGAGAACCCTGCAGGTATTGCACCAGTATCTACCCTTGCACAACGTGTGACTGCTTCAGGTCTAGGAGTTCGTGGTGGAGTCTTCTATGAACAACCTGAACAACTAAAGCCTGAGCAATATGGCAATGAAGATCCGAAAGAGAATTATGCGAATGCATCCGTGTCATATTTTAAGCCTCGTGGTCGTGATAACATTCCGTCTCCTGCAGATAGACAGTTTACAGGTGCAGATCCCGTGGACTACTTCCCCCTACGGGGACAAAGCGCCGTGCCTCGTGAAGAAGAGCAACAGCGATCCGCATTTCGTGTTGTGCATCCTGTGGAGCCATTACCTTATTCATATTCACGTCAGGGTACTCCTGCACTATCTACTGACAGTCCTCCAGGTGAGCCTGATATGGGATTTGCATTTAAAGGTCTTCATGGATCACCGCTACCTAAAGCGGCTTCACCATCGCCACCTAAAGCGGCTGCGGCAGCAGTATCAAGAAAGCCATTACTACCAGAGCATCTATGGCCGAAAGGTGTGAAACTTTGTTATGATAAACGAGGTCGCAAAGTTACCATTTGTGACCCGCAGTCAAAAGCTCATTATGAAAAGCTTAATGAAGAACTTAAAGCGCTAGAGAAGGAACACGGGTACAAGCGTGGTGGCAGGGTACATGCCCACAGTGTCTTCCATTAAAATATTTACTGTAATAAATGGCTGACATACCACTACCTGCAGTTATCCAGGGTCCTCCTGCTGCTGCCGCTGTGCCTGCGCCTGCCCCACCTGTTGCTGTAAATGGGAAGCAATATATTCTATGCATTACTAAAGACCTGCTAGATGCTGACCTTGCTCTACTCAAAGCTTTCAACGTTGTACAGTACGATGATGCTGTTCATAAGAATATTCCTATCCGCAGTTATCCTTTTGATATCCTGGTGCTAGACCTACGATGCAAGGGAGACCGTTACACGTATATGAAAGAGGTAGAACCCAATCGTGCCTTATACAACGTAGTCATCTTCTGTTACAACTTTGAGAATCAGGAGGCGACCGAGATCATCCCTGATGCGGATAATATTCTTAACAAGCTCCCTGAGCCTCAGGCAGTACCGCAGACCTTTCTTGATATGTTATTAGTAAAACGTATTAAGAAACCGAGATGGTACTTTGCCTTGTTCCGTTGTATCGCCAATGGATACTCTAAGATAAAAAATTGATGGCCCCGTGTCAATGTGCAGTAGATTGTTATACTACAGTTCACACGGGGATGTCCATGTCTTAATTTATTTTTTAATGTATTCCAGGGCAACAGGAAGCGAATGACCCATCGCCTCCGCAGTAGCCTTCATGTCTTTTAAGGCTGGAATGTCCTTGTACTTATCTGATAAGTAGATATGACGTAGTAGAGAAGTTGATAGAGGCTTATGAAAGAAGGAGTGCATTAAGTGGGTGAGCTGAGTAGGTGTAATGTGATTCTTCTGTTTGGTGTTCATTAGTAAATACTCATGAGGGTTCAATGCGATCCATTGCTTCATGATTGTTGCCAGCTTCTTAGGGATGACTTCGGTCTGTGTCCCATACTTCTTAGAAGTCTTGTATGTGTTAAATACGAATGACGACACTTTCTTATCGGTCTTCATAAAGTTATCATTCGTAGCAGATACGTTACGGATCTTGAATGCGGTATAGTCGAGGCTGCGTCTAGGAGGAATCAGCAGTAGGCACGATAGTAATACATACAGTTGTACATGGCAGAATTGAACAGATGATAAGGAATCCTTCTTAAGTAAGGGCTGTACTTCTTTCTCGAGTTCATTGTACTTCCGCATAATTTCATCCATGGTCATCATGCCTTCTTTCTGACGGTCACTAAGTTGTTGCTCATCAATCTCTTTCTTGGATACTGCGATGTCGCTGTTCATTAGCTTCCGTAGTGCTTCTACGGCTTTCTCTTTATCCTTTGAATCATCGTTGTCAATGAATACGATGAGACATGCGAGGCGAGTCTTACGAGTCTTAGGGTCAACGGATTCCAGGTGCTTGATAATGTCAGCATAATGTTTAATGACATCGGATGGATGCTTGAGTTCAATCTTAAGTTGCTTGGCAACATTGTTAAGGATGGATGTATAGGTACGGATGGATCCCTCGGATAAGTCAGGACGGTTCGCTTTAAAGATTTCTTTGACCATGTTCTACTAGGCTCGTAGTTTATTTATAAACTATATTTGATGTTACACTATAAACCATAGAATGAACAGTTTATATATATGGTTTAACCTATGAAGTGCTAAATATTCTGGTTTAAACCCCCAACCATAGCTTAAAGAGACTATAAAAAATTTTTTATAGTCTCTTTAAGCTATGGTTGGGGGTTTAAACCAGAATATTTACCAGAATATTGTTATGTTTATCGTATAAACCATACATAAACCATACGGCTTGGGGCGCTTTAATTATTTTCTTTACAATAGGTAAAGAAATGCCATATAAGATTGTAAGGATTCGTCCTTATCATAATATCTTCAAGGTCGTAAATAAGGACACAGGGGAAGTACATAGCAGGCATACCTCGTTACTAAAAGCGAAAGCCCAAGTTCGGTTATTGTTGCGTAGCATCCGTGTATTGTAAAATAATATTTACAGTACATAGAAGATGACGGAATATGTACAGCCATCAGACGATGACCTTCATGCATTGATGCACAAGTTTTTTAGAAACCAACCGCAAACCATCTGTACCATTCGGCGACAAGATGATACGGAAACCAAAAGTAAAAATGATTTAGAAGATCATGAACTGTCAACGAGCGGTTTATCTATCAAACCATCTATGGACGGTTTATCTAATGATGTCCATGAAGCCCATGAACCTTTAAGTGATGCCCATGATGTCCATGATGCCCATGGACCCGAGGGTGATGCCCATGATGTCCAGGATGATGTCCATGATGCAGTTGAACATACGATTGTTCATGTTCCCCAGGACATAGTCCCACATCCATATGATGCATTCCTCCCCGTGCATGTACGGGCATGTCCAGACGATCCAAGTTTGAATACGGTAGTGATGCCACCGCAGGATGCTTCAGACCACCATGAGCCATCCCCTCTTCCTCTGCAGCGTGGTGTTTCCTTTTATGAGCCCTCTTCTTGTGATGTGCTTTAGGTACTACACGATCCGAGGGGCAAGGGACTTCCACGACATGACCATGGTGCTTGCGTCCACCACGTTTCAGGCTGGACTCTGCTTCGGTAGAAGCTTCCTCAACAGGCTTAGACATGACGTTGCCAACTTTCTCATCTTTGGCTTCCTTGATCATAGCTACAGTAAGGCCAGCCTTTTTAGCTTCTTCAGGGAACTTCTTGATGGCAGCAATGAGCTGAGCAGGAGTATTAATAACTTGGGTCTTAATACCTTCTTCATGCAGTTTGTCCATGACTACCCCACCGTCTGCGTAACGATGGACCTTACCACCGTGTTTGTACTTGCTATTAAGCCAGTCCGCAATGGGAGTCCCAATCACTGGGACTTTACCTAAGATAAAACTGGTACCAGTCTTCGCCACCCATTTAAGGGCGGAGGTCGCTGCATTTTTAACAAAGTTACTTACAGCGGAACCCATGTATATCTATTAGACGAATAATATTTTTCAAATAGATATATGTATAATGACTGTATGAACCGTATGAGTTTACTACCGAACCAGTTCAATTGAACCTGTGGAATCAATCAACATTTGGAAGGCTGATAAAATTATGAAGTAGAACGTGGACGAAACACCAACGACCGTGTTCGTAGTACCAGCAAGGCCAAGCTGGATGTTCATGATAGAACAAGGCGAACCTTGAAAACTTAAACCCTCATTTACTCGCTGTGCGCTAGCACCAGCCACAAAGTACTGAGTAAGGAAGCTACCACCTGATGCATTACCACCGTTGGCCAGACCCGTTGCGGCACTGTTGACCAGGGGCGAAGTAATGGATGCATCAAACAGGCGACCCAGAACCTTCTGAGCCTCGGCGAAGTACAGAACAGGATCCGTAGTGGAGTTGAGCTGTAGAGAGCTGATAAGGCGACCATCCAACGATACTTGAAACTGGTTGATGTTGTTAGAGATGCTAAAGACGGAGTTAGCGGCACCCGTAGTAACAAGGGCCAAGTTAGCCGAGTTATACTGCATGGCAAGAACACCTTGAAGTGACGAGACGTTCAGACCATAGTTCAAATTGAGCGTACCCGCACCCGTACCAAAAGTGGTCGGGAGGGTGACCGTAGACAAGTTGGTATAGGCATAGACGTACTTAGCGCCCTGCATCATGTCATGACGGACCTTCTCAATGAAGTTCTGCTCGGGCATAATCTTGTCGTAGACAAGCTGAACGTTGGAGATCGTGACACCCGTCCAGACAGGGTCGGTAGCACCTGCTTGGTAGATGGAGGAGATTGCACTTTGCCAGTCAATTTGATACTGTAACGTACCATTAATTAAGTAGAGGGGCACTGCCTGCTGACTTCCAAGTAGACCAAGGAGAGGTAGGACAAAGGTGTAGCCCTGAGAGTTAGCGTTGGCAGCGGCGGCATTGTAGTATTGAACGCCAGATCCAAGCATTAATGTGGCATCGTGGGCCAACCAGTCAGCACTAGTAGAGTTTGCCAGCATGCCATCATACGCGGACCATGCGTTCTGAATGTTATCGCATTGAATGCTGTTAACGTAGGATGAAATACGATTCACGCAACATGATGCACTTTGAGTAGCACCCTTGAAAAACCATGAGGAGCTGTTAACGGCAGCGCCTGAGGTCATTTGGAGCGTGAACCGTACGTAGCCGTTCATCAAAATTCCTGCACCAGCTCCGCACGGAATCTGAATTACTGAAGAGCCACCAAGGGACTGATTACCTGAGAGAGAAGGCACATTTACAGTTTGCATCGACGATGCGATGGGTTTAGCCGTTTTGTTACTCTTCCAACTTTCTGGAATGCTATCAAAAGAAGCGGGAAGTACATAATGCGTATAGCCATCACCAACGGTGTGCAGCGACATTTATTCTACTCGTAAGAAGAAAAATATCTGGCATATTACCGCTGATATTTCGAGGAGCGTTTCTTGTGGGGCTTCTCGTATGTGTCCAGTTTGATAGGCTGAACAGATTGACGTGGCCGTGGATCTTCGGGCTTGTTAGGAATAAGGAAGGATTGTTCATGATGAATGACATGGCTTATTCCACCGGACGTTAAACGTCCGATTTGTTGTTTCTGTCGCATGGTCTCTACTTAAACTCCCTATCAATCATTTCAAAGTCTAACGACACGATGGCATTAAACGTAGCAGGCAGTGCACTGGCATCGGATGAAAAGGTCTGGACTATTTTAAGATACATTTGACCATTGAATTGGTGATCCGTAAGATGATAGGCATCACGACTCATATCAATAGACTGTGTAATCTGGCATACCGTAGTAGGCATGCACATGAAGGTTAGATACCGTAGTGGACTGTAGGCGAAGTACAAGTTATCGGACTGTACCTGTAATACACGGTTAGCAGCAGCGGACCCATCGTGATACTGAATGCCTAATACACGTAGACAGGCCTTGCCCGTAATGGGTATCGCAAAGTAGGTACCATTGTTTGTATTATTAATGTAGATTTGGACAAAGACCATTTACTCTATTATGGTATTAAAAAATGCTCATGTTATTCATAAAGTACTTGTTACCATGGTGCTGTAGTCGTTCATCAATACGTTTTACTGCTTGGATACGTCGTTCTGCCTTACGGATGTACTTCTTATCTTTATAGGACTCATCATCGGATGATGCTGAGTCGGACGAGGAGTCATCACTTGTAGAATTATCAGAAGTTGCACTTGTTACCGTATCATACTGGGGGCGACGAGGTGTTTTAGGGCGTTGGTACCGTGGCTTGGGCTCTTTAGGTGCTTTGGATGGCTTAGGTGCCTTG